ATCTTCTCCCTAAGCCTTACAGCTCGGTCTCCAACCTGAGTTGCCCACTTACTGTCCATCATCTCGACAGCAGCTGTTTCCCAATCTTGATCTTTTGCTGCGGCTAAAAACTTTTTAAATTTGCTCAGTCTAGGATAACCTAGATTAAAACACATGTTAGCCAGTACACGTTGTCTTGTATCATTAAGACCTCGCCACCACTGCATGTTTTTATCTAGTTCTTTGCATACGATGTCTACGTCTGCATTTAGACAATCCTTAACTCTTTCTTCTGATACAGGTGTTCCTAAAGGTTGTCCGTGTTCTTCGTCTCTTTCTGTAATTAAGTGGCCTACACCAAATGTAGCATATCCAAGATGATCATTATAAATCTCATGAATAACACCTTCATCTAACATAAGCTCTTCTAATAATCTAACTCTGTCCATCATATCGTTATTGTTGTAGCTCCACCCGTTGATACTGTTATTTTGCCTAAAGAAGCAACGCCTTCTACTCCGAACTGTTCTCCCTCGTATAATGTTATCCATTCTTCACCATTCCATAGTTGCAGTTCTTCTGTAGATAGGTTCCATATAATATCGCCTTGTTGAAATTTGTTTTCGTTACGCTGTGTTTCATTAACCGACAAAGTAGAATCTATATCGACTTTATTAAGACTAAGTTCTAATACTCTAACTAACCTGTTAAATGTATCAGGAGATATTTCGCCTATGGCTATTGGAAGTTTAGTTTCTAATAATTTAGCCATTATCTTCGACCATTTACTTTTAGATCCATACGAGTGGCCCCGACTCTAAATCCTAAACCTAGCCTAACGCCTTCAGTGTTATCATCATCTGATTCAATTCTAAGTGCTGCTTGTCTGGCTCTAAGTCGTGTATCTATTTTTGTAGTAGTTGCGGTACAGGTGTTTGTTGAGTCTGTAGCTAAACTTTCACCTGGATAGTTTCTTTGTTTTAGTACAAAGTTAATAGTCTGATCTGAACCACCGTCACCTGTAAATTTAACATCAGGAATAATTTTGCTAATCGATTGAAACTGTTCTCCGTTTCCTAATGCAAAGTCACTAGACTCTATAAACACATTGTCCATTGGAGAACCATCGTCATCGTTACCTATTTCATGATTGTATAAATAACCTGTCCCTGAAGAGTCGGTGTAGGTCGCCATAGGACTATTAAATATACCTTCGTCTATCCATGCATTTCTTGTAAGTTGGCCTATGCTCCAAACACCATCTTCGTAATTAAAAACTACATATCTATCTACGGTTGAAGATCCTGAAGAACAATAATACCAGCCTACTTCATTAAATTCTTTGTTTAAAAATCCAAATGTTTGGAAAGACTGTCCTTCATTTAAGTCACTAAATACATAGTTTTGAACGGTACATGGAATGTCTTGAACAGCTCCGTTATAAGTATAAAAGCCTTTCTTATCCATCCAAAACACACCCTTAGGGCTATTAACGGCAGCATTTGGTCCGATAAGTCCTACACCTTCGTTTACTAAATTAACGCCGAAAGTAAAAGGCTGACCGACAAAGGTCATTGAATATAAAGAAGTGTCTGTCCAAACTAAAGTTTCTTGTCGTGCTCTAATAGCGCCAATAATTGAAGAGCCTGCAGATAATCTTAAAGAGCCTGCAGTGTTATTAGGTAAAGGTTCCCATTGCGTTACGTTTTCTTGATCGCTCCAAGCTATTAATAAAGGATCAGAAACACTGGTTCTTAAATTATCAGCGTTGAGTGGATCAGCTCCAAAACAAACTACATGTCGATCTACATCACTTACTAATACTTGTAATGCAACTGTTGGAGCTTTATTTGCACCGCTTAAAGCTGTCAGTGCAACTGCCCTTTGAGAAGTACCTGAACTTTCATCCCAATAAAAAACACCGCCACCTCTAGGATTTATAACTAAGTCTTCACCAAAATTATCATGAGACCATAATCGTAATTGACTAGACGCTGATATAGGGCTAACAGAACCGAATGTTCCTGCACCCCAAGTTCCTGCACCCCAACCAGAACCTTCTACATAAACATCTAATCCAGCATTAATCTGATATGCGCCAACTGTAGAACTTCCTCCATTGCCGCTGTCGCTACCACTAGCTGTTACAGTAGCTCCTGATGTATCTTTAGCTGTTATTGTGTAAGTGTTAGTTCCTGTAACTAACAGTATTTGATATTCTTGATTTAATACAGTAGCCGTAACATTACCACCTAAACTAGCTGCTCCGCTAAACGTTACAAAATCGTTTGTAGCTGCTCCATGGCTGGCATCTGTAATTGTAACGGTTGAGCTACCGTTAGTTGCGGCAAACGTTACATCGCCTGCTGAAGTTGTAGATCGAAGAGGAGTAACGTCATTAAAAATATCTCCCTGCTTAACATAATATTTAAAAGTGGTGCCTACGCCTAAGTATTTAGTAAGACCTAAATCTACCCAAGCATGAAGCCCCCTGGCTGTGCCTATAAAAGAATTTAAACTAGCTTTAGCCCAACCTCCAATTTTTTCTGGAAGTCCTTTACGAAATCGAACAAGATTAGCGTCAAACCATCCGCCATCATTAGAATAGTCTGTTCCTTCGCGATTTATTCCTGGTCGAAATATAAATTTTTCTAATGCCATCTTTCATTTATATTAATTTGTCTATACCTAAAGAAGCAGCTGTTAGGCCATACAAGCCCCACATAATATACTCAAGTCTTCTAAACTTAGCAGATCCTTCATCTAATCTTTTCTCTATATTTTCATAGCGAATAGCGCACTCTTTTTCGTGTGTACTGATTTGATGTATTGCGTCTTTAGCTGTAGCCATTATTTTTTCTTTTTAGGTCTTCCTTTTTTCTTTTTCTTTTTAATAGTTGTGTAAGCTTCATTTATATCAGGAGTAGACTTGTCGTCTGCAACAAACTTTCCTTCTTCTGTTCTTGCTCTAACAGTTTCTTTTTCTACGCCTACAACAGATTGCCAAAACTTTTTAATGGTGTCGTAATACGACTGTGGAAGCCATTTCATTATTGCACCTCTTCAGGTTCTTCAATTACTTCTAAGGTACTTTGATAACCAACTAAAGCTGTAACTCTAATATCTAATTGATATTGTAGTTGAGCCATTTGCTCTCTAAGGTTTTGAATCTCTTGTTGCAAAGTTTCGGTATAAGCGATTCTTTGTTGTAGTTGAGGGTCTACAGGTTGTTCTGTAGTTTTAGTTGTTTCTACTGCTTTCTCTTCAGTCATTTTTTATCCTTATGAATTAGCCGATATGTAAGCTTTACCAGTTGTAACTCCGCCACTACAAGTAGTTTTTTTACTTGAAGATGAGCCGACTACGTTAGGTGTATCATCATCTGAATCAACAGGTTCGTAAAGCAAGATAGTTTCTAAGTGGTCAACATTACGTTGTACCAATTCATTTATCTCGGCTTGTGTCATAGTCGTTGTATCAGCTTCTGCTGAACCACCAACATAGATTGATTTCTTACCATTTGTATTGATGTCGTTGATAACTGTTACGCTATCTTCTGCTGCTGTTAGCACTTCTGCTACTGTTTGAGCCATATTATTCTCCGTTTAATTTACTTTCTAATTCTTCGACTTTTGCCGAAAGTTCTTGTACTGCTTTAACCATTAAAGGCATTAAAGCTGCTTCACCGATACGTTGTCTTCCATCAGCTTCATCTTCTGTCCACATATCAAAGCCATCCTTTAAGTCGTAGTTATCTATTACTTGTTTAACCTCTTGAGCTATAAAACCATGATTGTATTTACCATTCATAACTCTTTCTTCAGAACCTTCTTTGTACGCTTTCATGTCTGAAGGTATGTCTTTTTCTTTTTTCCATTGGAAAGTTACAGGTCTTAAATCGTTTATAAAATCTAATCCAACTTCTTCATCTTGGATGTCTTCTTTTAATCTTATATCCGAAGGCGCTGTAATTGAAGTAGCTCCATACGCAATGTTTGAATCAGTCGTTCCATCTCCAAAAGTAAAGTTGCCATTACCCACACAAGTTACACCATAACCTATAGCAGTTTGATTATTACCAGAAACAGCACTTGCAGCAGGGGTGTAACCAATCATAATATTGTTAGACCCTGTAGTAATAGTCTGACCTGCACCTACACCTAATACTGTGTTTTTTGTACCTGAAGTATTATCACCTAAAGCATCCCAACCTACCGCAGTATTATCATTGTTTGTGTTTTGTCCAAGAGCATAAGCACCGATTGCGACTACTCTTGAAACATTAGAAGCATCGTTAGCTAAATAACCTACTGCTACATTTTCAGAACCATTTGTTAGTGATGCATTAGTATTTCTACCTACTGAAACATTATAATTACCTGTGGTTAGTGCACCTGCTGCATTCATGCCCAGACTATCGTTATAGCTACCTGTAGTATTAGCATCTCCAGCGTTATAGCCAATAGCATTATTACCCTCTCCTGTAGTGTTTGCTCCTAAAGCACCATAACCGACTGCTACATTGTAATCAGCAGTTGTGTTTGCATCTAAACATAAACCACCTACTGCGACATTTGAAGCCCCTGTGGTGTTTGCAAGCAAAGCATTTCTTCCAACAGCAGTATTATAACTAGCAGTGGTATTAGCACTTAACGCACCATAACCCACAGCTATATTGTGATGTCCTGTCGTGTTTGCATCTAAAGTAGTACCGCCAACTGCTACGTTTGCTGAACCTGTAGTGTTTGCTACTAAAGACTGAAACCCAACTGCGGTGTTGTTATTAGCTGTTGTATTCGCTTGTAATGCTTGCATACCGCATGCTGTGTTGGCAGTTCCAGTAGTGTTTGCACCTAAAGAACTTGTACCTACAGCAGTATTATTTGATGCTGTTGTATTAGCGTCTAATGCACTACTACCAATAGCTACGTTATTTGCTCCAGTTGTAGTTACAGCGAGAGTATTGTGTCCAACAGCAGTATTTTCATTTGCAGTTGTAATTGCACCGCCAGCATCTTTACCTATACCTACGTTAAACGAACCAGTTGTAACTGCATCTAATGCACTTTCCCCAAAAGCATGATTAGCTGTACCTGTAGTGTTTGATAATAAAGCACTCTTACCGACTGCTGTATTGTTAGATGCTGTTGTGTTGGCTACTAATGCACCATATCCTACAGCTACGTTGTTTGCTCCTGTTGTATTTACATATAAACTTAAACCTCCAACT